GTATAATAGACTTTAAACAAACCAACAAGCCAAAAAGGAGAGAATGGATAGAGGACTATTTCATTCAATTAGGAGCCTATGCAATGGCCCACAATTATGTTTATCAGACCAAAATACAGTCTGGAATCATTCTAATGTGTTCTAAAGATAAATTTTTTCAGAAGTTTGAGGTGTCGGACAATGAATTTGTCGGCTACCAGCACGCATTCCTTCGTAAAGTAGATGAGTATTATAGGAATTGTACCCACGACAAAAACAAGGAAAGCGACAAAAACGAAGAGATAAGCAAGGAAATTAGCCATTAATTGCATTGTACCCTTGTATACAGTGTTTTCAATGAAATAAAAAAATTTTTTTTATTTTTTTTAAAAGGTGGGTACAATGGGTACAAAGTCTAGAATTGTTATATACCAACACTTATTCGTTCATTTTTGTACCTTTTGCAAAGGTACAATAGGGTACAAAAGGTACAATTTGAAAATGAGGGTTGATAATCAACACTTATTTAAGCAAAAGTTCAATTATCGTCAATAAGCTAGCAATACCAACAACTTAAGGGGCGCGCGCACATGATTCACTATTTTCATTTACTATTTTATAGGGGGAGGGGTATACAGATAGATGCCAACCAGAGTATTCATAGATAACTTCGTCCATCCAGATGATGCTGTCAGTCTGATGAAGTTCTTTGATGAAAATGACCATTTATGTGATGATGGGAGGGCTTTTCATAAGGATAGAAATATTCATTTTAACAGTATTCCAGATCCTCAAGTAAGAAATCTTTTAAATTATTATGCGCATAAAAATATAATGTTCATCGATCACCACTTTGGTACTAAAACCAAGCAGTGGCAATCAATGAGAATGTGCCGGTGGTTAGAAGGGCACTTTATGCCTTTACATGTAGATAGACAGCCAGAAAACAATGATACAATGGATTATTCTTCCTTGGTTTATCTTAATGATAATTATACTGGAGGGGAATTGTTTTTTAAAAACGAGGATGGCACAGAGGAAGTGTTTAAAATGAAGGCTTTAAGTTGTATAGTATTTGACAGCGGCAAAAGTAATGGGCACGGTGTAAAAAAAGTTTTAGGTGGGAGGAGGTATACAATACCCTCATGGTATCAAAATGTTTAGAAAAAAATCGAAATACAAACATGTTAAGATTAATAAGAAGAAGTATTACTTCTATAAGATTTCGTGGGTGGATATCACAGCTGATGGAGGCCATGCCACGGCTGACGAGTTTGATAAGTTTGAATGCTCTAAGATGATATCGTTTGCGTATGTGTATAAAAGAACTAAAAAGTTTTTATGGACGTTTGCAAGTTATGACGCGAAGGATGAGGTGTTCTCTGATAGAAATATTTTCCCGAAAGGGTGTATCGTTAAGATGGAGAAGTTAGATGTTTGATGAAGCCGAGTTTCCTAATCCTGCTGCGTGGGGAGATCTTGACTGGTTAAGTGAAGAAAAGTATAACGTATTGAAGGAGAAATATAATAATATGCCAAAAAAGAAAAAGAAAAAAGGTAAGAAGAAAAAAGCTAAATCTAAAAAGAAAAAGAAAAAATAGTTAAGATGTGGAATCCGGATCAGATGTTTGTTGTGGCAATGGTAATTTTTTTTGTTGCTTCGGTTTACTTTCTGACGTTGATTCCTCACTAGAATTCAAGAGCTTTTTAGCTTCTAAAACTTTCTCGTTCTTCTCTTTGATTGTTCTCATTCTTTCATAGAGTTGATCGAGATTGAGGTCATCAATCTTTCCGTGTCTAATAATCTTTTGATCAATGTAATATCCAGCCACTTTACCGCGAGCTATTTCAGTTGTAGCTGCAGCGGCTAGATTCCTATTATCTTTTTTAGCCCTATCTCTAATATTTCCAAGTTCTTCCAGGTGTCTTTCAAATGTGATGCCATATTTCTGCCTTACTTCATCTCTGAGATTACTAATGTAAGCGCATACTAATGGGAATTTATCCGGGTTAGTTAGTCTAGCTCCTTGAGAGTCTGGAGATGTGGTATAGCCAGCAAGTCTAGCTGCTTCTGTTTTGGTAATGGGACTTCCTTCAACGCCGTAGACTAGGAGTTGGGAAAATTTTATCTGTGCTGAAGTTAAGCTCTTCACGGAGCCTCCGAGATAATGTTTAGCCATAATATTTGACAATATACAATAGTTATTTTATAAGCGCAACAGAATGGCAATTACAGGAAAGATTCTAAATTACGCAATGAAGAAGTTTATGAAGGCTGAAGCTGCTCAAAATGCGAGAGTCCAAGTGGAATTACCAAACGGTGAGATATATGATATGTCGGACATTCTACTACTTGAGAATCGAATCTTGGGTGACAGTGAGACTCATAGACTAGTTTTTAGATGTCAAAAACCTATTCATAATATTGGTAAAATCATCGGTAAATTATAAACCCGACTGACATGCTACATGCAGTCCCTAGTGAACGAGAACTTTGGAGAAAATTAAAAAATGAGTCTAAGAGAATTACGTGGACACGGCTGGAAAATTGGGCTTTATTCGGCACTCCTGATCTTTTGGGCTACGCTCCTAGTGGGAACTTTTTCACTCTTGAATTAAAAACTACTAAGTCGGGAAATGTCAGTTTTGTGCGGTTCTCCCCGCACCAAATATCTTTTCACATTAAACATAAAAAAAATACTTTTATTCTGGTTGCTTGTACCCTGAAGCTTGGGGGCTTCCGCTTGTACCCTGGCTCCCGGATCCTGGAGCTTGTAGACTCAGGCTTGAAGCTTGAACCCTTGGCTTGTGGCCTTGGTTCCTGCGTCTCTGTGCTTGAAGGCTTGTAGGCTTGAGAGATCTCGCTGGCTACCGCATGGAGATTTTTGCCGGAACTCTCAGTGGATTTTATATTGAATTTCTTTAACATCTTTGGACCAGCAGGCTCTACAGCTGCCGCAGTTGTTGCCTTGCTCAGGCGCCGGGCACACGTGCCCAGATCTGGGCGTCGTCACCACGGTGGACCAATGAGTCCAGGCGTTGCCGGGCTTCGTATCATTCTTGGCGTTGCTTAATCTAATAATTAAATTTTTTGGGACGCTTGAACCCTGAAGGGGTAAGTACTTCCTCTCCTGAGTCGGGAGCCAGTGTTGTGTGTCTGGCGTCGCTTCGCATACTTCAAATATTTTTTTGAGATGGTCCACGCTCTGGATGTCTCCGCTGTCGTGCCATCTAAAAAATTTTTTTCCTTTAATGAGTACAGCCATGGCCTTGATCCATTGCGGATGGTCCAGGCTCTCCAGCCTTCTGGTTAAGGCGTCCTTAACATTTGGAAAATTGTAGCGGCCCTTGAAGGCATAGCAGCCCCAGCACGGTGTGCCCGGGATCTGGCGCAGCTTAGCTCCAGTCTGACAGGCCCTGGCCGGCAGGTTATAGCTGCCTTCTGGCATCTTGCCAGGCGCTGACAGCCCGCCGGTGATTTTGCTTGCTTCTTTTTTTAGCATTAGTCTTTTAATATATTTAATACCATGCTTTTAAACTTATGTGATTGAAATAGTATTTTACCTAATTCCTCTTCAAGTAAATCAGATTTAATGTCACATAAATATTTATGTGCTTTCGCTATTTCTTTAATATCTTTTTTAGTAAGTTTTATTATTATTTCTTTCATATCTTATAATATCCCAGAGCTTGCAGCCTGTCAACCTTGGCGCTTGAACCCTGATTCTTTATGGGAGGGCCCACCCGCTTGGGAGCTTGAGGCTTGTGCCTTCAGGTCCCTGTCAAATTTTTTCTTGAACCAATTTTTTCCCTTAGGATATCGGAAGCGCCTGGCGGCGCTTCCGGTATTCCATTTAATTGTTTTAATCAAGTAGCACCATATATTCTTTAGCAAAGTATCTACGAAACCAGTCCAACCCTTTACGAACTGTGCTCCATTGTGGTGCTGTACCTGTGCCATGTTTACTGTCATACATCTCAGCTAAATGATTTGATCCGATTGTTACATCATAAACAGCAACAGCAAACTTCGGCATTGCAATTGATTCACCACTAAATGGATTCTTAACAGTTTCCATTTCTAATGGTGTGTTGCTATAGTCTGCGTCTGCAAACGGTAGCTTGATTGTTTTGTTATTGTATTTGATTTCTTTCATGATCCCAGTATATCCCAGAGCCCTGGAGCTGTCAAGCTTGGACCCTTGTTACTATAAAATATTTTCCTTCTGGCTGTAATTCTTTTAAAGCTTGTAGCTTTTTTTCAGCTGCTTGTAGGCTTGGGAACTCGTTATTAGCCATCGTCTCTGTGTAAAATCTGCCGTGCTGTTCTTCTAATATAAAATACATAATTTTCCCTTTATTAATCGAAAAAATTTCCGAGTTTCCAGACGTGGGTGCCTTCAGGAATACTGTCATCGTCCTGGTGCCCGAACCATGCGCCCTGCGGTAGGTCCAATTTCTTATTGGCTTCTTCCATATCTTTAAACTCGTACGTTTTTTGGTTTGCTATAAATAGTTTTTTCATAATCCCACTATATCCCAGGTCCCTGTAGAATGCAAGAACTATTTCTGTGGATAAGTAAAATAATTATCTTGACATATCCCGGAAAATCCTATATACTTGGCCGGTGGTTGGGGATGGCGGTTAATATATATTGGGCGGGCCCACCCGGGAGGGCTCCCCACCCCACCCAGAATCCCGGGCCCGGGCGGGCCCGGGATTCTTGCTTGAAACC